TGAGGTGATTGTAGAGACTGGACTCGGCGGCCTGCGATATTGTATATCAAGTTTCAGTAATACTATCGGGCTGGCTACAACGGGGCCTGGTGGCATGGATGTCGGATCAGCGCCGGCTAATGGCTATGTCGCGCTGTATGTAATCTATAACCCCACTACCTTATCTGCTGTGCTTCTTGCTACAAATGCCACATCAACGGCGGCTACCAGTGTATATACTGGGGCAAATATGCCTTCCGGTTATACTGCATCTGGACTGGTTAGTGTGCTGCCCACTAATGGCTCCGGCCAGTTCAAGGTAATTTATCAAAATGATCGAAGCATTGGTATAGTTCCAGTTCAAGTATTTTCTGGAGTAAGTGGCGGGTTAGTTTTGTCGCCTGTCCCGCTATCTTCTGCCGTCCCGTTAAATGCCGTTAGGGCCTCTGGAGGTATGACCAACTCTTCTACAGCGGTGTCTAACTGTGGCATTACGATTAACTCGACAACAACTTCAATTGGATCGCAGAACGTTTCAGGAACAGTGTCGGCTGGCGGCGCGCTAAATGGAAATTATTCTATTGACATAGCAACACCACAAACATTATATGTTTCTACTTCGAACACCGCAGGATCACCTACATTTACCGCTTCGATTGTTGGATATTCGATATGACCACCGAAACTACGACAATTTTTGTTCAGCTTTCCGATGAGGCACCCCCACGGATAACGGCAGTTTTCTTGTCGCCACCTGATCCTGACTATTGGCCTGGCGTTATTGAAATGCAAGATGATGACCCCCGATATCAAGTATATTTGCACCCCGAACTTCAGCCAGCGGCAATATTGAAAGCCAAACAGGACCAGAAGGACGCGTTGATTGCCGCTGCCTCTCAGGCAATGGTGCCAATTTTGGTATCGCAGCAACTGGGGAATGCTACGGACGCCGAAACGGCAACGGCCAAGGCATGGCAGGCGTACTACCGATCGCTCCAACTGGTTGATATCACAGTTGACTCGCCTGCCTGGCCGGACGTACCGGCGTTATAAAACTTGAGCTGCATGACTTGCAGCTCTATTATTTTATCATAGGGTGGTATATGTATACTGTAGTCCCAAACATTGCTTCTCTATGCACACTTGACAAGACAGTATACAACAGTGCAAAAACTCTAGGATACTATCTTCCAGGAGATAATGGCTCAGCTGATTATTACCTAGATGTTACGGACACCAGCAGTTCAAGTGATGGTGGTTCTATAATCGTCGCTAACGATGGGGGCAGATGGAAGTTTGTAACGCCTTTTGCTGGAGATATCCGTCAGTTTGGTGCAAAAGGGGACGGTATAACTGACGACACCTTGGCAATCAAAAACGCAGCGGCGTGGTCAAGTGCTCCAGGCGGTTATCAGACAGCTGTCGGAACAAATACTGGAGGCTATGTAAGCCAAGCCATTAATCTTTCTGCCTCCAAAGGTGTATACAAGCTTACTGACGAAATTATGCCGGGATCGTATTTTAAACTTACTGGTGACAACGCATTCTTTATTCAATGGGACATTAATAAAGAAATTCTTAGCGGAATCAATGAGGCGTATCAGTGGGACATCAAAGGCATAAATTTTGTTGGTGGTAATAGTCAAGTAAGACTTCAGAATAACAATATAGACACAACTAGATGGAATATCGAAAACTGTACTTTTAGCCTATGCTCTGAATTTTCTATTAAGACTTTTCCGACAGGTGGCGCGACATCGCATTTATCGGCAAACTTGACTGTCAAGAATTGCGCATTCTACAAGCCGCATCAGATATTGCTCAACTACTGCGACTCAGCAGTTTTTGATGATTGTTGGGCGTTTATATCAAAAGACAACTTTTCTTCAAGCACGCCCGTTTTTGTTAACGGATCTCTTGCCACTGACGGACACCCTAATATTTATTTGAATAATATGTTCGGCGTTCCAGATATGGGGACGCAAGGTATTGATAGATTGGCAAACGTCAGGTGGGCTGACGTGTTCAAAGGCTCTTTCTTTGCACGGAATTCACGCTTTGGCGGCGAGTCTGCGGGTATGCCAGTTGTGTATTGGTTTGCACCACCTGTCACAACCTACCCTTTCCGTGGGAATACAGTATCTATTGTTGATTGTGAGTGCTTTGCTGGGCCCGCTTCTGCGAACGACTCTGCTATTGTGTCATTGCAAGGTCAAATCCCGCAGCGTATCAGCATTGTGAACTGTGCAGGGCCGCTTGAAGTTCCGTATGTAATCGACGCCGGCGGCCAGATTGGCAATATAGACGCCTACTTCGCAAACTACGCAGCAAGTTCCGGACAGCCATCCTACTCACAATTCCGATTCAATTTCATGGCGAATGATTCCCTTAATCCGGATGGTTCTATTTACACTGCTAGAATCCCTCTGAGTATGAGGATTTATTCTCAGAATCTTAGGGCGACAAAAGTAACCAGATCGGCTAGTCAGCCGTTATCCACTGGTAACAACATAATCAAGTTTGATACACTTAACTACGATTCCCAAGGTGGTTGGTCCTCTACAAACAGCAATCGCCTAGCACTCCCAATGGGGGCGTCCAAGATGCTTATTACTTGTGACGTAGTCATGACCGGTTCATTTAACGGCGGAGTACTCGACCTTCAGATACAAAACTCAAGCAGTATTGCAGTGTCTAGGCAAAGCTATTTTCTTCCGGCCAATCCAGACGGCCCCGCCATGTCTATTAGCTACGTTGCCGATGGTAATCCTGGGGAATGGTTTCAAATAAATATTCGTAGCACTGCGACAAACGTTGGCAGTATTATCAGTGCAGTAGCAACTACCCAATCTCTAGATTACATAGGATAGTCGCTGCTTAGAATATTTAATTCTATTCGGAGAAAATGATGCCAATTACCCAACAGCAGTTGCTGCAGATCCTCCCGAACGCCGGCGCTCAAGCCATCAGCTTTGAATCCAGAACAAGCGTGAGGAGCCGGACTTGAAAACTTCACAAAACGGCATCGCAGTACTGAAATATTTCGAGAGCTGCTCGCTGACGGCATACCCAGACCCTTCCACTGGAGGTGCGCCATGGACGATTGGCTGGGGTCATACCGGCCCAGAAGTCGATTACGGCCTCGTATGGACCCAGGACCAAGCCGACGCGCAACTGATCATCGACCTTGCATCTCGGGAGGCGTCAGTCTCTATGGCGGTCACCGCGCAAATTACGCAGGGCCAGTTCGACGCCTTGGTGGATTTCGTCTACAACCTGGGCGCGGGCAACTTCCTGTCGTCAACCCTGCTGCGCCTGGTCAATGCCGGCGACATGACTGGCGCCGCGGCCCAGTTCGCATGTTGGAATAAGGCCGCCGGCGTGCCAATGCGTGGTCTTACCCGGCGCCGGGCTGCTGAAGCGGCTCTGTTCGCCGGTAGCAGCGGGGCGGACGCAATCGCGGCGGGAGTGGCGGCAGCATGAGCCTGCTGGGGCGAATCGCCCCCTACCTGGCCGTCCTGCTGCTGGTAGGTCTGGCGCTGTTTGGCGCCTACCGCCACGGGGAGATACTGGCCAACGCTCAGTGGCAGGAGCGCTGGAACGCCCGCGACACGGCCGACCAAGCGGCAAAAGAACTCAACGAAAGCACCGAGCGCGCCAAAGAGCAGGCCCGGCAGGCATCAATCAACAAGGTGGTGGAAAATGGTCAAGTGTTCATCGACACGGCAACTGCTGCCGTTGCTGCTGCTAATCGTGAGTCTGGCCGGGTGCGGGATGCAGCCGACGACCTTGCCAACCGACTCGCAGCCAGTGAAAGCCGCGGCAATTCCTGCACTTCCGCCGCAAGCAAGGCAGCTGCCAACGCCGCCCGAGTGCTCGCCGACGTGCTCAAGCTCGCTGATGAAAGAGCGGGAGTCCTGGCGGCAGATGCTGATCAGTCCCGCGCCCGGGGCGTGACGTGTGAAGCGGCCTATGATGCGCTATCGGACAAGCACTCCAGTGCAAACTGAACGCAGTATGTAGCAGGGCGATAAAGCGGGTCGGTAGGTTCGCGCAGGTAGTTGCGCAGCCCGGGCCAGGACAGGCCCAGCAGCTCGGCGGCGCCGCGCTGACTGACACCGGCCTGATCAATCAGTCCGCGCAGGTAGCTCGGGTCTGGATTGTGCTTGCTTGCGTCGGGTTTCATGCGTCGCCTGAATGCAGATCAGCCACTGCTGCAGCTTGGAATTGGAGCGCTATTGCAATTGCTGCCGGGCGGTCAATCTTGGCGCCGCTATCTACCAGCATGTCTAGGTGTGCATCAAAATCGTCTTCGGTCAGTTTTTCAATGTCGTTTTCTTGATCAACGCTGTCGCTCGCCGCATCCCAGGCGTAGTACCCAGCAATTATGTGGTCGATGGTTTGGATGTTGCTTGCGAAGAAAGCTTGGATTTTCATGGTCCGCTCCGTGGTTTCACCCGGCCTTTGTGGCCGGCATGGGTGTAGATTACTGGGTAACATCGTTACCCACAACTACCGTTCGTCGTGATGCGGTCGAATCTGAAATAGGGAAGGGTGTTCGTTCGGAAGGACGCCGGAGAATGACGGGGCTTGACGCCCCGCTGTGCCGATGGGTATCACCGGCCCTGGCGAAGATCTGCAAGCTTGCGGGTAAGATCCATGCTCGCCCTAGTTGCGGCGGCGTGTTCGCGTGCGCAATCCAGCATCCTTCCGCCGTGCCAATCCGCACTGGACTTACGAATCGCCCGCAGCGCCTTTAGCGCCTTCATCGTGCGAGCCAATTCGATAAGCGTCTGGTCAATCGTTTGGTCTTTGATCATTTCAGATATATCCATGCCGCCCTATGGCGGCAGAAGGTGGTTGATGTGTGGTTCAGGCCAGAAAGCGGTAACCGGTGGCCACGGCCTTGGCCGCCTGCTCGGTCTTGAACATCAGCTTGTGCTCCCCAGGCTTGCCCCAGGATTCGTATTTGACGTCTACCCACCAGTGGCTGAACTTTTTGTAGGGCTCGCTCAGGACCTGGGTGACGTAACAGTCGACGAGGTTCATGGCTACAGCCCTATGCGCAGGGAGCGCCCGCTACCAGGGTCTGGCGCGATGCCTCCCAGGCCCAAAGCGCAAGCCGCAACATCGGGTCGTTGTATGTGCCGTCCGGGCGCTTATGGTCGAGATTCCGCTGCGCTGCTTTGCGAACTCCGCTGCCCATCATGCGAGCCATCTCTCCCAGGTAGGCCTGTTCGAACTGTTCCTGCATTGTCTGTGTCATGGCTTAGGACCTCGGTAGATGAAGACGTAGGCGAACCAGAGGGTGGCGATCATGGCGTCACCGGTTCGGCCAGTGCCCAGCAGATCTGCCGCGCATATGGTGTTGGCACTCGCTTGACCTCGCCGGCTTTATCCAGGCGCTGCAACTGGCGGCGAACCCAGTCTGTTTTCAGCCCTTTGTGACCCTTCATGGCCAAGCCGTTTCGAATCACATAGGTCATTTGCTGGGAACCCCAGGTGATGATCTGTCCCTTGATTTCGGCGTCGGTTGGTTTTGGTTTGTTTGTCATGATCAGTCTCCCCAGCAGCTGAGTTCTTCGGCAATTTCCTCGGCGGGCTCGCCGATCTCATTGAGGCGCCCGTCGTACTCGTAGTTGTCGTAGATGGTGGCGCCGGTTTCCCAGCAGAAGGCCAGGTCTTTTGGCTTCCACCATCCCATCAGGCCGCGCATATGCAGCGCTGCCCTGAGAATCCAATACAGTTTTTTCATGCGAGCGCATCCTTGCCGCTATAGCGGCTGACTTGAAGGGGGAGGGGTTACAGAGAGGGGTTAAGGCGTTTCAGCTCGTCGAGGCAAGCGTTCCAGCCTTGCGCATTGATGCGCTCAGGGCAGTCAGCTTCAGGAACATTCATGCACTCAGGCAATACAATCTCTACCGGCGCGGGCTGCTCGGCGTAGAGCGCCTGCCATTCCCAGTAACCAGGTTTGTCGCTGAAGAACCATGGCTCAGTTGCGCTATGGCGGCAGCGATAAGCCACCGGCTCGCCCTGGGGCTGTAATTTAGAGAGCGTAGAAAATGCATCTGCCGCCTCAATGATCAGCGTTTTGAAACGTTCCGATATTGGATCGACATGATGCGCGTTCCTTAAATACTCGCGCAGTCGAGTTGCTATCGTTTTCATATCATTGCTGGTCATAATCAAACGTCCTGTCCGGTTTTTTTAGCGTACTGGCGAGCAGCATACATTTCGGATTCGGTTACCTTTCGAATTGATACCCATTGTCCATCCGGATGTCGCTTGAAGAGCCAGCCAAAGTGACCGTTTTCAGGATCAGTCATTATTGCATATTCGCCACCTGCGGTAGCGATCATTCCATTTATGCGATCAAGTTGGCCATGGGGCTGGGCGGCTGGCTTGTTTTTATCTTCCATTTTCATGCCCTCGTAAAATCGCCGTGCAGCTCGGCGCGCTTCTGATCGGCCCAGGCCTTGGCCTCGGGTATTGTCTTAAAAATCTTCTGGCTGTAAACGCCATCTTTACCGATTGAAACCTTGAAACTGCCATTGCGGATCTGATGAATGTTCTTCAATCCCAGCTTGTTGTTGCCCTGGGCGTTCGTATTCATCTTGTTCTGGCTGTAGCTGCATTCGCGCAGGTTGGAGAACGCATTGTTTGAACGGTCCATGTCGCGGTGATCAATCTGATCGGCAGGCCAGTCCCCAGTCATGTAAAGCCATGCAAGCCTGTGAGCTAGATATCTCTTACAGTCCACGCGAATCCACAGCCTTCCGTCACCATTCACAGATCCCGCTGGCGCTCCATCGCTAACGCGCTTGAATTCGCCGGTCAGGCCGTTGTATTCGATGAGTTGTTTCAGCCGGTCGGATGTTAAATCGGAGAGGATTGGTCGCATAGATTCACCTCACGCGGCACGCCGTCAATCGTTTGGTTGGTCATGGCTTAACCTCATGTCCTGTATCAATATTGCGAATGGAAAAGAGCCTGTAGCCTTCCGGCGTGTTCTCGGCGTCTTGCGCAGCTTTGGCAATCTCGCTTATGTCTTCAGTGCCGATCTGCTCAGATTTAACGCTGAACGTACGTTTACCGGCTTTAGGGTTGGTCGAGAATGCATGCGCCAACGAGTAACCGATAACGCGGTACTCCATGACAAACACCGTCATAAATCACCTCAGCAAATCAGTTGTGCCAGTGCCAGCAGGTACCAGCAGTAGGCGGGGAGTTGGGTTAGGAGACCTGATAAATTCATGATCTAGCGACCCATCCTGAAAAACTACGCGCACGTATTCCCATTGCCTAGGGAGGTAGGCAGCCGCTACAGCTAGGGCCAGTTTGTTAGATTTCATCGCCATCACCCTCTGCTGGCTTGAGTGCGTCCAAGATGTCGCGCAGGTAACCAGTAGCGATTGATGGCTGTCCTCCCGCACACTCAATCAGCCGGGTGACAAACGCTATCGCCGAATCCGCCCGATCATCCGCTTCGGTCAGGCGCTGCTGCAGGGCGTCGATGCGCTTGCGATGCAACTCGTTAAGCCGGTCAATCGCTTTCTGTGCCTGATTGAAAAGTGACTGATAGCGCTTTAGTTCAGCCAGTGCCGCGTCACGCTCGGCGGTTACCCGGTCGAAGTCCTCGAAAAAAACAAAGTCTCCTTCAAAAATCACATCCATACCACCGCCGTATTCAGCCATGTCATACCGCTTCACTTCACTCATGACCCACCTCCCCAGCTTTGGAGCGGGACTGGGCGCAGGCGAGCCAGCCGAATTTGAAATCTGACCAAGATACTGCCGTAATCAGCGCGTCAAAGCTGAATCTCGCCAGCATAGTTTCGACCGCCTCGTCGTAGATGGGTTGCGGCGGGGTTGTGGCGGCGTCGAGCACTGCCTTATAAAACTCACCGCCGACTTTACCGTATGCTGCATCCAGCATTTCCTGGGTTGGTTTAACCGGCACAAGTTTCCATTGGTTGCTCATACAGCCTCCCTCGTTACCAAATCATGGGCATTCACAACGGTCATGCCGAGCCGTTCGGCGATCAGGACTTCCAGGCGGGCACCCTTTGAATGCTCCCAGCCAGGCAGCGTGGCCACGGTGTCGCATTCCATCAGGGCGACGATGTCGCGGCGCATGCAGTCGTGCCAGGAACCGCCGTCCGGGTTCAACTCGGCAGGGTTGGTGACGGTGTGGCCGCCAGCGCGCAGGCTGGCGGTCATGGCGGCGAACGCCGGGAAGTTCAGCATGGGGCCACTGAGGTAGATGCGCTTCATGCTGTCTCCTTCGGCGTGTAGGTCAGCGTGCCGGCTATAATCGCTTCCTTGATGGCTTCGAATTCCCAGGCGTAATACTGCGATTCCACATAGACGCGCATCTCGCCGTAGTCGTGCTGCTTGCGCCGGATGAATGCCTCGGCCGCATCTTTTGTGAAGTGGCTATTCACGATCTCCCAGCGCTTGTTCCAGCCTGTAACGGTGTGATCGTCAAGCTCGCCGAGCAGCTCCCACTGATCATCGGTGTCGAGCTCAAGGAAGTCGCATTCGTTGTCCTGCTGGGTCCTGGCGTTCAATGCGGCCTGGTCTTCTTCATCGCAGTCCTCCCAGTATTCTTCAGGGCTGAACCACGAACAGTCCTCGCGATGCACGGCCAGGCCCTCCGCATAGTCCGGCTCAAAGCCGTAATCGATTCGCTTGGTCTGTACGGTGAACAGAGCTTCTGATGTGTGGTGCCACTTCACACCGGCGCCGTTACAGTCATGGCGAAGGCGGGTCACGAAGTCTGCCCAAGTCGCTGCGTCGAGCTTGTGACCGGTCGCCATGCTCGGTGCCGTCTCGGCGGGTTCGTTTTCTGTGGGCATGAGTCGTCCTTGGCCGGGTCATGCCCGGCGGGTGGAGTGTGGTTACAGTGAGATTTCGCCGGTATCGATCTTTCGAAGCTCCAGCACCTCTATGCTTTGCGTGCCGTCGCCATAGACTTAGGCCTCGATCAAAACTCTGCGGACGGGGCGGACGCGGAGCTCGTTGGTCTTGCCGTAGAAGTGCCGATAGCCAACATCGAAGGTCATGTTGAATGCGTAGTTGGCGGAGCGCTGCGAAGATGACCAGTAGTAGCAGTCCTGGGCGAACACCTCAGGGCAGTTCAGCCAGCCCTGGTAAAGCTCGGAGGCGGCCGGTAGGTAAAAGTCGTGATGTCCGTCCGCCTGATACTCGGCGCAGGCGTTGGCCGCCGGGTGCTGCACTTCGTCATCGCACAGCAAACGGGTATTGAGCAGGCCATCCGTCTTGCTGGTGCCCTTCAGCTCGGCCCGGTAGCCGCCCCAGGCGTGATCACCGATGTCCTGGGAAGCGGCGATCAGGTAGTGTGCCGGCACATCGCCGCGAGCTGCAACGAGGCCCATGTTGATGCCGCCTTCACCTGGCCAGTATTGGCCGATGGCAGGGATACCGCTTGCCGCAATGGCCGGAGCGGCGGCGATGGCCAGGGTTTCCAGCTTCAGCACAACCCCCTCGTCCGGACTGCTGATAGTGAGATCACCACGGGTGTACGTGGTCAGTTCATTGGTGCGCATGAGATGCTCCTGTGAGCGAGATAAGTTGCAGGTAGCCGGCGCTTCCCGACGTGCTTCTGGTCTGAGCGCCGTCCTGGCGCTCCCGGGAATCACCTGCAGAAAAATCAATGAATGGGTGAATCACTGAATAGGAAGGCTGCGGACATGGCGCGCGAGCCGCTCGTCGTCCTTGTCGTAGTCGTTGAGCCAGCCATCTCCAAAGCCCATGCTGTAGGCGGTGTGGGCGGAGCGCTGCGTGCTCAGCCAGTTGAAGCGATCCTTGCGCAGGGTGATCAGACCATCAGCCTGGGTCGCCATCAGCAACTGGCCTTCGAGGCAGGATGGGATGAACGCCCCGAGTTCCAGAGCCTTCGCCGCGATCTTGCTGCCGGCCTCGGCCATCGCTCGGGTATTCGCTTCGCCGTCGCTGTAGCTGACGGCACCGGTTACCTCTTCGCCGTACTTGCCCCAGGTGCCACTGATCTCATCAGACAGAAGCACCAGAGCGCGCTCCTGGCCGTTGAGCCAGTAGCGGGTGACGAAGACGCCGCCTGCGAGCGGCTGGCCGCGCTCAGGGAGGTCGGTGGCGGCGACAACTTGCAAAGTTGCTTGGGTCATTGGTTTTCTCCAGGTGCATGCCGCCCTCCGGTAACCGGATGCAGCGAATAGGGTATGGGTTATGCTTCTTCGGCGTCGAGCCGTGATGCTTGGCGCTGGCCTATGGCGTAAAGTTCTGCCGCCACGTTTTCGTTAACTTTGATTTTGTGGCGCGAACGAAGAGCCTCGCGCGCGCCGTCCGGGCCGAGGGAGTGCACGTAGCGCAGAGAGCCGGCCATTACTGACGCCTGCTCGGTGTCCTCAGTCCAGGCCATAAGGTCGGCAAGCATCTTCTTTTCGCCCTGTCGAACACGGTGCCGCAATTCTTCCTCGCCGCGCTCTTTCCGCCTCTTGCTGCAATTCGCAGATCGAACCTGCTGATCCATGGCCATGGCCTACCTCTTCTATTCCGCTGGCCGGCAGTGCGAGCCAGATTTGACGTTTGCGTTGCTGGACGCGGGCTATGCGGCGCATGCAGCGACCTTCTGCTGATTCCAAGCTCCAACCGCTTCGAAGATCCGCGCGGCGTGCGCTTCGTCGAGCGATATCGCTTCCGGAATGGCGATCCAGCCGGAAGCCACAATCTGGCCCGGGTTCGCCGAATCACGCAGTTCCTTGTAGCAATGTTCAATCACGTCTTCCAGGTGGTCGGAGAGGTAGTTGCCGTTCGGCGCAACCTCTACCGACTTGCTGTAGCGGTCGCCGCGGGCATCGATACACAGGACGCTGAGGTAGATCGTCCAGCGGTGGGGGATGCCGCATACGGCCTGGCCGATCTTTCCTGGCGCAATGTTCTTGAGCGACTTGTAATTGATCATGCCCTGGCGCCCGCTGGGATCGATGTTGACGACTGCAACGTGATTGGTAGCGAGGAGGGCGCGACAGGATCGGTCAATGCGGGCCTTGAGATTGTGCGGCTTTCGCTTGCTCATAATGCGTCCGCCATTTTGCGCAGCGCTTGGCGCTCGGCCCGGGTCAGAACCCTGGGTTTGCGCTTGAGAACCGTGTCGGGGTCAATTTTCGTTGAGCGAGCAGGTGGCAGCGGGTTGCGCGGTGGGCTCTTGAGTTCGGCGATCCGTCCGCCAGCCGCCAGGAACGCTTCGATGTTCTCCGCAAGCTCGGCACGCCGAGGATCGTTCATTTTGATCATGCTGAGTTCGTGACTGATCATGGCGGCCTCACTTGATCCGGATTGAGCTGTCACCACGTTCAAGGTGCGCCCAGGCCGGTTCTTCAATCAGTTCGTGCTCGGCGTCATCGCCTGCCTCCACGCGTTTGCGCACAGCTTCATTGTGCTCGCGGATCTCCTTGAGCTTGGCTGCGATGGCATTCTTGTCTGGGGAAATGCTGGACTTCACCACGGTGAGATCGTCCGGGACCGCCTCCTCGTTGTCGATGATCACCCTCTCTTTTCCAGCGGACAGAGTGATAGTGAACAGCGGGCGCTTGATCGACTTGAGGTTGGCCGCCTCCATGTTGCGTCTCAGGTAGTCACCGATCTGAGCCACGCTATTTGACTTGATGCGCTTCAACTCGCTGAGCCGATCAATCTCTGCATCGATGGCAGTCACATCGCTCTCGATGTTCCGGCGCAGCATGACGATGTTGTCAGCCTTCACTTCGAAGTCGCCCTGGATCTCGTCCATGGCATGCTGCAAGGCCTCTTTCAGGCCATCATCGTCGGTATCGGCCATGGCCTGAAGCTCGACAAGCTTGCCGGTCAGTGCGTAGAGCTGCGTCATGCCGCTGTCTCCTGAGTGAATTTAGGGGAGAGGTCGCGCAGCTCTTTGGCGATGCGCTTGATGGCTGTATCGTCGTTACGGGCAGTCAGGCGGCGAACTGCGTGATCATGCAACTTCTTCAGTTCTTGCAGCGACTGGGCGCCCTGCATGGTGTCGACGACCGACTTGATGTAGTCCAGGCGCTCCTGCTTCTGGCGCTCGATCTCGGCTTCCTTGTCCTCGGCCTGCTCAATGGCCTGCTCAGCCTGAAGCTGCTGAACGTAGTCGCGGTCGTCGAACATGCCAAGGAACACGTCAGCGCTGAAGCCGAGCATTGACAGCGACTTCTTGATAGCGTCGGTCAGGGATTTCTTCGGTGCCTCGCCGTCGGTGGTGGTGCCGTATTTCGACTTGTAGAGGTAGGGCGTGCAGCCGTACTGCTCGAACTCCCCGCGCTCGCCGTCCTGCTTGATCCAGAACTTGATTTTGACGGTGTGGTTCAGTTCAAAGCCCAGGCTGACGCGCTTATCGCCTTCGCCGCTGAACATCTCGGCGCCAGGGTCGAACCGCTCTTCGAGAACAGTCCAGCCGAAGCCAATCCCGGCCGGCCCGAACACTTCGGTAGCCTTCATGATCATCGCAGTGCCGCTCAGGCTGGTGATCTGCTGGCCGCCGACCTTTGCGTCTTTCGTGAAGCGGGTGTCGGTCTTTTCGACCTGATCCCAGATCCGCATATTCGTGGACATGATTGCTCTCCGCGCCACTAGAGAGGGGCGCTGTGAAGTTGGGGTGTTGGGAGGACTTAAAGCGGTTCGCCGGTCAGCTGCTCGCCAATCGAAACCAGTGCATCGAAAAGGAAGTTCTGCATGGCGTAGGATTCATCGCGTAGCTTGTGACGCAGATGAATGAACTCTTCGATGAGCGTTCCACAGAGCATCTTCGTCCCCATCATGAGCGTGCGTTTGCTGATGAAGATTCGCTCGTTGTGAGCGCGACCCAGCACTTCTTCCCCCAAAAATTCAGTGACGATGATGGGGTACTCGTCGACGCTGTAGCCGATCCGCCGACAGAAGCTGATCGCTTTATCCATGCGCATCTGGTCAACGTTGTTCAGCGGCATGTGCTCAATTTCAGCAAGCGAGTCGAGGAGATTGCCACGACATGCCGTCACTGCTGAATGGTTCAGATTTTTTGTGAACGTCTTCGCGAGAACTCGAACAACGGTCGAAAACTCTTCGCTTGGTGATGTGTTGGAAAAGTCGATCGATCGCTCATAGAGTCCATCGCCGGCTGTAACCACCTTGGATATCGCGTGCTTGTCTGTGAGTCTGCTCAACGCTTGCCTGATGTAGTGGTCGGCGTAGAACGAATGCTTAATCGTCCGGTCCTCAGTCAGATCAAGCGAAGACTTGATGTTGTAGGTGTACATGGATGGGCTGGAAAGCTTCAGCGCCCGGATGCCTTTGTAGAAAACAAACTCCGATGCTCCGGCATGCACGTCCATCCCTTCAAGGGTATGCAGCGGCTCTGAACCGAGGATGATCTCGCTCCGGTTGACCCAGGCGTCGTGGAACTCTTTGCTTTTTACGATGATCAGGGTTTCATCTTCTGCTGGTTCCAGGCCCTTATCCGTCACAAAGCATTCGCCTTGCTCATCGAGGGTGTTGCAATACAGTTCGCGGAACGCCTGCCAGGTTTCCCAGGTCTTTCCTACTTCAGTTGTGAAGCCGAGCGCGTGGCCGTTCATGGTCACGAAAGTAAACTCGTCGACGCGGATCTTTTCCTGCCGGGTCCCGAACTCCATTTTATCCATACCGGCGTAGATAGTGATGGAGCCGCCCTGACGCAGAATAATGGAGATTGCGTACTTCAATCCGGTGCCGAAGAACCCGATAGCTCCCTCGCCTTCTTTGGAAGAAACACCAAAGGTTGTGATGCTTTTTGGGTCGATTACGCCTTTGTTTCTGAAGGCTACAATTTTGCTGGACATGACAATCCCTCGCCGCGCCGAGCGCAGCCTTGAAAATTCTTGGTTATGAGGTGATGCGGTCGGCGAGAGCGCTGAGCAGCATCAGGAAAGAGAGAAGGGCTGGTACGGGGAATGATCCGCGCCAGATCAGTAGGCACCGGGCGCGCTGGCGCCTGGTCATTTCCGCACCGTGAATGCCGGGATCTGCCGCGGATCGCCGTTCTCGTGGAACGCGCCGTACTGAAACATCGCAATGACCAGGCCGCAGATGAGTATCCACCAGAAGGCTTTCATAGTGCACCCTCCACCTGTTTGACTACCTGCAAAATCCCGGTGGCGTAGTCGGCTGGACGATCCTTCGCGGCAATCCGAAGATTTTCCAGCACCGTAGTGACGCCATCCTTTTCGAAGAACGCCTTGGGCATGCCGTCGATCGCCGACAACATCGCCACGGCGAAAATCTTGCCCTCGTTTATCTCAATCTGGCTCATGGCTTCATGATCCTCGAAATGACCTGCCTGACTACAGACATGGCGCTGATCTGGTCCTGGCAATGCCACGGCCTATCACATCCGGCCTTCAGTTCTTTCTCGCTGAGTGCGCAGCCGCTGCCGGTGATCCAGTAGTTTGGGCGCCAGGGCGAGTGTTGGGTTTTTGGTGGCTTGATCACGACATCACCTCACAACGCCAGCGGCCATTGACGCGGGCTGGCTGGCGAATCCATTTCACATCGACCAGAAACAAGAAGCCCTGCAGTTGCAGGGCCTTGGCCAGTTCTTTTGCAGTTTTCGCGATGATGATCACGGCGCCGTCCTCCGGATGTCGGCCACGAATTCAGCGGCCTGGGATTCATGAAAGCGATGAAAGCGGGCCTTGTAGTTGCCAAACTCGATGTCATTGATGGCGCCCAGGGCATAGGCCATTTCCATGGCCATGCTCGTTTCGGCGAACAACTGCGTGGATGTCTCTCCGGCGCGCAGACAATCGAAGCGCGAATCGATCATGCCGACCGCAACACTGTGAGCCCGGCTCATGCCGACCACCGCCGCCGGCGCGTTGCGGCGTCGATCTCGATCCAGAGCGCGACCTCGATCTGCGGGCAGTACTGTTTGGCCAGCAACGGCAGCATGTGCCGCTCAACATCCATCCGGACGCCATCTTCGTCGTAGCAGATGGCCGACAGCAAAACAAACTCCAGCTCGCGGGTGCCCATGGCATCCCAATCGCTGTCGCGGTTGTTCGGCTGCGCCGGCCGGTTATCACAATGGGTCACCTCCACCTGGAGGCAGAATCCCGCAACAATCACTTCGTAAATCATGGCTGCATCCTCGCAGTGTCCGCCCGATAACGGCGCACATAGCCGTCGGTGAGGCGCTTGATAATTCGTGGGTATCTGTCGGGATGATGAAGGCGGCAATACAGCTCACAGCGCTGCCCTACACCATCCTCGAAGTAGTCGCAGTCGCAATGCTTGCGGAGTAGGGCGGCAGCTTCAGCCCGACATGCAGCTCGCAAGGTGAACCATCGGCGCCCACCGCCACGGAATACCTCAGCATTCTCAGTTGTGACGGTCATAGTCGCCTCCAGGGCGGAGTTATTCGGCGGCCGGTTTCGGTAATGGCTGCCAGTGGGTCGGCTCGTCGTCTTCATAGAATCCACCATCCCATGAGCACCAGTGCGCGCCAGAGTCGTATTCCTCTTGGCCGAGATAGTCTCCTCGGCTGTTGAACGTAGATTCTGACTTGCTCCACTCAATCCAGGCCCCCGCTGTCACGCGGTCGCCTTTTCGCAGGATGATTTCGGTACCATCACGCGGCGCACTCGCAATTTCCTTCCAATCACTCATGGCGACCTCCAGTGTTTGGGGTTAGGCGGCGGATGCTTCAGGCTCGATACCGAAGTACTCGCGGGCGTATTCCTCGCCGATCAGCTCAAGAAACGCATCACGGTCGTGATGGTCCAGAATCTCTTCCGGGGTGAACTGGGAAAGGATGTCGCTTTCTTCAACGCTAGAAAGCGTGGCGTTAACCTTCGTCATGTGGTGACGCTGGCGGTCTTGAAAATAACCGGCTTCCGAAGAAACCTGCTGTGCGAGAAAACTGATTTCTTTGCTCATGACCTGCTCCGTGGATTTATTGATATCGGTAAAAGTCAGCTTGATATGCTGTGAAAGCCGTTAATCCATCCCCACCCGTATGCATCCTGTGCCCAGGCGGGCAGCGATTTACTCGTGGCTCGAAACATCTTGCGGGTGCCGTTCTGGAACCCGAGCCATCTGAAATATGCTTTTCCTGTAAACCCTTTCATCGCGGTTTCCTCAGTGTTGGTTCACCTATATTCGTCAACACACAAGCCTCCCGCTGGTTGTCGATG